TAGCGTAGATATAGAAACTTGGTACAACGTACATGAGCAATATGATCATCAGCAATTACATGACCATATTACAACTAACGTACCGGCGTTTTCTTGTGTTGTAATTTTAAAACAGCCTAGTCCGGAAGCAGGACAATTTGTTTTTAGAACTCCTAATCTATCAAATCATCTAAAATATTTAGAATTAGATCCTATGAATGATTATCCTAATGCTTTTTACCCTGAAATGAAAGAGGGTTTAATATTAATGTTTCCTTCTTGTTTAGAACACTACGTACATTTTAATCAAACAACTGAGCCAAGAGTTGTTTTTTCTTCAAATATAATTGTAAAAAGAAAAGGTGACTTATACTAATGGAAACTATTATTCCTTTTCCTATCACTGTTAAACCATTTAAACAACATGGGCTACTAAAACAGCAGATACTTGATGCTATTCAAAGACAAGAAAATGCTGAACATATGACTGCACCTGACAGTGACATTATTAAATGCGATTGGAATACTGCAAGATATGATGGCAACAGAGAATGGCTTAAATTAATAAACCCTCCACTTTCTATGCATCTTGACGATTGGTGCAAAAACATGGGATATAAAACATTCGGCATAACTGAAATATGGTTTCAGCAATATGCAAAAGGTGGTAAACACGCATGGCATACGCACAGCAATAACTTTACAAATGTTTATTATGTAAACTTACCAGAAGATGCACAAACAGAATGGATTAATCCATTAACTAAAGATAAAAACACATTTGATGTACATGAAGGAGATATTGTTACATTTCCTAGTTGGGTTATACACAGAGCTCCTGTTAATAATACAGATGAAACAAAAACAATTATTTCGTGGAACATGGATATATCAATAGAGGATTAAAGTTATGTATGATAATTTTGATGGAATAGAAGAATACCCAGATGCTTTTCCGATTGACTGGTGTAAGCAAGTTATAAAAAGATTTAAAGAAATGTCTGCTAGCCAACTTACAAACTTAGAAAGCAGTATGAAAAATCAAGATGAACGTATTATGATGGATTGGTCAAATCATAATTCACGATATCATGCAGACGAAGATATATGTCAATTTTTTTATAGCAATCTCAACAAAATCTATACAGAAAAATACCGTAGCAAATATGAAAGCCTAGGTGCAGTTATGCAACATTCTCCAAAAGGAATGAGCGTGCAAAAAACATTACCACATCAAGGTTACCATGTATGGCACTCTGAAAGTGCAGATTTAAGTTCTTGTTCACGTATACTTGCTTATACAGTTTACTTAAATGATGTTGACGAAGGAGGAGAAACAGAATTTTTATATCAAGGAGTAAAAATTAAACCTACAGCCGGTAAGTTATCAATCTTCCCTACATCGTTTACACATCCACATCGAGGTAATCCTATTTACAAAGGCGAAAAATACATAATAACAGGTTGGTATACTTTAGATGAATAATATTACTATAGGATTAGATAGAGACGGAACAATAAACGAAGATCTTGGGACGTATGTTACCCATCCTATGCAATTTAAACCTATAGAAAATAGTATAGAAGCAGTAACACTTCTTAGAAAAAAAGGTTATAATATTGTTGTACTAACTAATCAAGCAGGTGTTAGTAAAGGTATAATGACTACAGAAGAAGTTGCTGCTGTGCATGACTACATGCTTAATTTGCTAGGACAAGCAGGTTGTGATAGCATAGATGGAATTTACTATAGTCATACAAGTCAAAAAAACGATATCTTTGCAAAGCCTAATATAGGCATGTTTAAAAAAGCAGAATCTGAATGCGATATAAAATTTAAAGGTGGATTTTATGTTGGCGATAAGTTAACTGATTTAAAGGCAGCAGAAAAAATAGGCGCAACACCAATATTAGTTCGTACAGGGTATGGTGAAGAAACAGAAAAAAAATTAAAAAGATTTACCTACAAAAATCTTGCGAGAAAAACAATGGTATTTGATAACTTATGGGAATTTGCTAGTTCTTTACCTGATCCAGAAATCGAAAATGAATCTGCAAATACTGCATTGAAAGCATCTTTTATTTAAACACTATCTATATATTCTTTTACAGTTTTAAATTCTATATCAAAAATATTAAGTAACTTGGTTATATCAGCACAGGTATATTCTTGATATTGCCCTTGTAATCCCTCTGGCATAGGAATGTACTTTATATCTGCATTATATTTTTTTGCAATTAATTCTGCAACTGTTTGAAAACTAGTTGTAGAGCCTGTACCAATATTGTACAAACCAGACTGTATACTATTCAACATCATTTGCTCATGTATGTCACACACATCACCTACAAATATAAAATCTCTTAGGTACTTGTCACTATTTTCAAACAAAGTAATAACACCTTCTTCCTCTGCTTGTTTTGTAAACTTTGTTATAGGACTTGCTTGATTTCCCTTGTATTCGCTGGGACCGTAGACGTTAAAGTATCTCATACCTTGTACGATAATGTTATGTTTCTGTTGCCATACCCATCTGTCAAATAGATACTTACTCCAAGCATAAGGACTCTGAGGTTGTTTAGGATCATCTTCTCCAAACTTTTCATATGGTCCATACACACTTGCACTAGATGCGTATTGAAAATTTACACCTCTAGTATTACATTCTTTGAATAACCATTTAGAAAATTCATAGTTTTGTAACATAACCTTATCAACATCTCTTTCAGTAGTACTAGATATTGCTCCTAGATGTATCGCCCAATCATAACCGTCAACACTAGGATTATGATTTTCATGATAATCATAGCCGTGAATTTCGTGTTCTGTTTTTAGTTTATCAATTAAGTGTCTTGCAATAAAACCTTTATCACCTGTAACTAATATCTTCATATCTGTTTTAAATCCTCTTGTGTAAGCACATATACTCCGCTGTGCTGCACGGACAATGCAGCAGCATTATTAGCGTGCATAATTGCTTGTTCGATGTTATTGCAGTTTAGATATGAATACGCAAGTACAGACAAGAATGTATCTCCCGCACCGCATACATCATGCACTTCAACTACAGGTGCATTGTACGTATTACCTTTGTATGTGGCACCTTCTTTTCCTTTTGTAACAATTAAATCCTCACAAAAAGTTTTAGCTCTACTATATTCAAGACTGTTTATTTTTAATATACAACCTTCAAATTTATCAAGGTATAATTTTTTAGTATCTACAAATATAGGACCTTTAAATTTATTTCTTAAATTTATAATTAATTCTTCTGTGACAAAACCTTTGTTATAATCACTTATTACTATTGCATCATAATTTAAATTAACAAATTCAGTATGACATGGAGCAACTGTTTGTTCTTTATCAACTCTAATTAAATGTTGTCCTGATCTATAATCAATATATCGTGACTTAACTATTTTTTCTTTGTTGGTAATAAAATCAACACTACACCCAAATGCTAGTAAATTTTCATTTACGTTAGCGGCCATTCCTGGATTTGTTTTTGTATTTTTATTTTGAAAAACAGGAACAGGTGCTTCAGGACTGATACGATCGGTGCTACCATAATGGTATTCATCGATACAACTATCGCCTATCAGTAATATCTTGTATTTTGTTCGTTGTTGAATAACCATTATCTATCTCGTAAAATTCAATTGCGTTACAATGTTCTGCACCTACAATTCTCTTATCTTTGTAATCACTACCTTTGACCATCACATCAGGAGCGTAGTTTTTTATTATATCGACTAATTCTTGTTCTGAATCAAAATAAACTACTTCGTCAACTGCTTTTAAATTGTTTAACAAATGTAATCTTTCATTAAGTTGATTTATAGGACGATTTTTTCCTTTTAATTCTTTTATTCTAGCATCAGTATCAATAGCAACTAGCAGATAATCTCCTAAAGATTTTGCATAATTTAATAAGTTTACATGTCCTTTATGCAGAATATCAAAACTTCCATTTACAATAATACGTTTACCTAACTGCTGACTACTACCAGGAAAAACTCTATAATTATCTTCAACACTATCGGCTGTGCTTACTTCAAATATTTCACTCATTTCTTCAAGTGCTTCTAGTTGATGTGGCTGCAAAGGAGGATTATGCCATTTGTCACCTTTTACTAATTCTTTTGTATGCACAGTTGCATCTTTGGTATCTATCCATTTAAGAAGGAATTTACCTTCATTCACAAACCATGTTTCTTCTTTTTCTTTATGAAAATGCATACTAAATTTAGCACCTATTTTTTCAAATACCATGATTTTTCCACAATACTTCTCGTTAGTGGCCCAGATTAATTCATAGCCCCATCCTTTTTTTACTTTACCTTCTAAACGTGTGTGCATGTGATCCATTATATGTGTACTTTATTATTTACCTAGTTACTATTACCACAAAAAATAATAACGCTGCATATGGATAAATATTATGGTAACGGAGAAAATATAAAATATGTCACTAATTCCAATTTTTCCTGGCGTAAGAATAGTACCTAGAGATGAAGATTATCTTGATAGAAAATCAGGCTCTCGTGGTGAAATTTTCTTCGATAAGGATAACCAATCACTTAGAATATTCGATGGTGCCAATGTTGGCGGAACACATATTCTAACACCTACAAACGTCGCAAAACAAATTACATCTTCAGGTGTTGCAACAGTTACTTTTAGTACAACAGTTGCAAGAAACTCTGGAGATACAGCAAATGTATATTATTATAACGGAGTTGAAAATCCCGAACTAACATTAGTTGTTGGTTATACATATGTATTTGATCAAACAGATTTAACTAATTTATATTTTCCAAATAGTAACGGAACAACATTAAATGAACATCCTTTAAACTTTAGTTCAGATGATGCTAACGGCGAATTAGGAACCGGTACTGCATATACTGATAATGTTCTTTATATAATAGACGGAGTTACCGTAAACAAAACACAATACTGGGAAAAATTTGCTACTGCAACTACACGTTCTGTACAGATAACAGTAACAAGTAATACTCCAGCAACACTTTATATATGGTGTAAAAATCATAGTGGCATGGGCAACACTGTAAATGTAGCCGAGCCAGGTGCTGGCGGAGGCGGCGCAAGTCTTGCAGTATCTGATACTGCTCCAGATAGTCCTACACAAGGAGATATTTGGTATAATAGCACAAGCGCAAAACTATATGTTTATGTACAAGATACTGATAGCAGTCAATGGGTACAACCTGCTGCACCTGCTCCTGGAACACTATTAGGTTTAGGTATTGCAGATGGAACAAACGGACAAGTTTTAACTACAGACGGTAATGGAACATTTACATTTCAAGATGCAGCAGACCCAACAACACCAACACCAGCACTTACTGATATAGGTACTGGTATAGCAGGAGAAGATTTATTAAGAGTAGTTGATGATCCTACAGGAAGTCAAATAGAAAAAAAGGTAAGTGTAGATAATCTTTTAGCACTTGTACCGGCACAAACTTTTGCAAGTTTAACAGGTAAGCCAACTACACTCGCAGGGTACGGTATCACAGATGGATATGCAAACACAGATGTTGATGCACATCTAAATCAATCAAATCCTACAGGTGGTTATGTACTAAGTTGGAACGGTTCAGACTATGCTTGGGTAGCACAATCAGGCGCACCAGGCGGCAGTACAACAGAAGTACAATTTAATAATGCAGGTGCATTAGACGGCGACAGTGATTTTACGTACAACAGTATTACTAATACATTAACTGTTCCTAACATAAGTTCATCATTAACTTCTAGCCTTGGTGTTACTAACTTAACAAGTGCAAGTACAATGGTTCTTACAGCCACAGATAGTATTACATTAAACGGTGTAAAGGCTCCTATATTTGCAGGCTTTGTAGCAGGAACAGGCACACTTACAATAACTGGTTCGGGCGTAAGTGTTGCATCAAATACCGACAATGGCGCAGGCGATTATACTGTAGTCTTTAGTAGTCCACTTGGTGCTGATACTAACAGTTTTGGAATAATAGGAAATGCACAAGATCAATCAGGTCCTGCAATAGTGTCTTTTGAGAAAACAAGTACTACTGAAATTCAAGTATATGTACACGATTCCGCTGGTAGTAATATAGATGCCGATGTGTATATTAGAATTTATGAGCTTTAACAATGAGTGAAAAAGAATACGTAGTAATTGTAAAAGCCGATGTTGATCTCGAAGCATTTGATGCTGAAGTAGCCGCAGATACGGGTTCCGGACAAATACCAAATCGTGCAGTAACAGTAGCAAATCCAAGAATTGGATCCAAGCGTATGACACATTGGATGCTTACAGACGAAGAAGCAGAAACTTTAGCACAAGACGAAAGAGTAGTTGCTGTAGAAATTCCACCAGGTCAAAGAACTGATATGGAAATAGGATTTCATGCAAGTCAAACATCAATTTTTCAGAGAGAGTCTGGTAATAATTCAACTTGGGTCAATTGGGGATTGCGTAGATGTATTGAAGAAAAAAATGATGACATATTTAATGATGATACTACACTTACAGGTGACTATCTTTATGCTTTAGACGGAACAGGTGTTGACTTTATTGTACAGGACTCGGGTATACAAGCAGATCATCCTGAGTTTGCTATTCCGATTGATCCAGAATACAACAATAGTGTATTAAGCGATGTTGCCGGCGACGGTAGCGATTTCTTTAGTAGAGAAGTTACTGTTAATGGTGTAAGAATTATGGCTGCAGGTGGAGTTGGAGGACAAACAGCAGTACCAGACGCATTTGTTGAAAAAGTAGCACGTATGTTTGAACTGTTTACAGATCCAACAGGCACAGGTATAAACGAAACAGCACAACGAGCATTAATACAAAATTTAAGCGGTGACACAGGAACATATCATGCAGGCAAACCAACAATACAAAGAGTAGCAAGAGGTGCTGGTGCAGACTATAGCACAAACTTTTTAACAGATGCTGGCATTATATTTTGGAACCTAACAGACTTGTTTGACGCTACTGTTCAAAACGATATGGTGTGGTATCTAAACTCAACAGGTGGATCGCCAGGCGATGGCGATCAAGACGCACAAGAAGTTATTGAACACGTATTTCACACAATACATATGCATGGTTTAGATGCACAAACATTAAAGTTGTATCCTTTTTTAAGTTCAGATTGGAACACTGGTCCATTGTATAATGCAATGGTAGAAGCATACGATGGAGGTTTTTGGGATTCATCAGGATATGGCGGAAATGCTTGGAAGACTGATGGAGATGCATTTGAAGTAGCGGCTAAAGAATATTTGTATCTACTAAACTTTTGTATGTTTGATTATTCAAGTCTATGGGAAGGCGGAAGCCTTAGTCCTGAGTGGAGCGATAGTATGCGTACACCAGCAGGCATACAATCTAATAACCCTCTAGGGTATGCACTACACAATTCATATATTGCTCCGGTAATTAGTAAACCAACACTTGCTACTATTAGAAATATATTCCAAGACGGAGACACAGGTGATCCAACAGTTGCAGGTGCATCAGGATACGTTACTACTGATGGATCGAGAGTACAGCAAATTGATTGGTTTGCTGGCAGTGGAATTTCAGGCGAAACACAAGACCAAAACTTTTATACAGACTATGACGGACATGGCACTCATTGTGCAGGCATTGCCGTAGGTAAGACATTTGGCTGGGCAAAAAACGCAAGAGTATATGCTCAAAAATTAGGCGGCTTAGAAGGCGCATTAGATCCTAATAACGGAATTAGTATTAGTAATGCATTTGATTGTATAAGAATTTGGCACAACAATAAATCAGGTGCTGATGCAGGCAGACCTACTGTTGTCAACATGAGTTGGGGATACGGAACTACAAGAACTGGAGATCCAACATCGGGAACATATAGAGGAACTGCTTGGACATACGGTGTTGATTATACTACTCGATCAGAGTTAGAAGCAGCAACTGGAGTAAATCAAAATAGAACAACCTCAGGCGGTGTATCAGCATGTAGACTATCTGTTAGAAATGCTACAGTTGATGCTGAAATAGAAGATATGGTAGCAGCAGGAATACATGTAGTAATTGCAGCAGGAAATAACTTTAACAAAATAGAAGCATCTGGCGGCGATGATTATGATAATGAAGTAGTGTGGAGTGGAGTTACAACAACTTATCATAGAGGTAGTTCGCCTCTCAGTACAAATGCATACATGGTTTCTAGTTTAGACAGCAGTATACAATCTTCAATTGTGCCTGGAGGCAGATTGGATAGAGATCGCACAAGTATATTTTCAAGTAGAGGCCCGGGATGTGATATATGGGCACCGGGTTCGGATATTATGAGTGCTTGTCCTGTACCTTATGACACAGATAAATATACACCAGTAGCATATTTTGGCGATAGTAATTTTTATCAAATGAGTATAAGCGGAACGTCTATGGCAGCACCGCAAGTTGCCGGACTTTTATGTTTACATTTGGAATCAAACCCGACACTAACACCAGCACAATTAAAAGCAAGGATTTTAGCAGATGCAAAAAGTGTGGTGTATAGTACAGGCACAAATGCCGACTATGGAGAGATAAGTACAAGTACGTTCGGGCAAAGTACAAAAATAATATATAGTAGATATGCAAGTGCAAATGCATTTTCTATAACAAAGGAATAGAGGGATATGGCAATAAATTTTCCGGCTACACCGGCACTTAATGATACATTTACAGAAGGAGGTACAACCTGGAAGTACGATGGTACTACTTGGAATGTATCTTTTTCTCCAGCAGCAGCCCCGAATATTTTTACAAGATTTAATGCTGATTCAGGATTTACTGAAGCAAATATTCCTACAGACAGTCTTACAGTTGCTGGTGGTACTAATGTAACTACTGCAATAGTAGGCGATACACTTACTATTAATAGTGAGGGCGGAGGCGGAGATGCTTTTGGTACTGTAACTGCTGATGAAGGTTCGACAACAGCAGCAAGTATTAATGATACAGTTAATATAATTGGTGGTACAAATATAACAACATCTATTGCTACAGATACAGACGATGTAGAAATCAATATGGCTGCATTTAGCATTGACTTTTTAAGTGATGTTGATACAACAAGTTCTGCACCGTCAACAGGACAAGTTTTGAAATGGAACGGCGCACAATGGGCGCCTGGTGCAGATGCTACAACTGGTGGCGCAGGCACAGATGCTGATACACTAGATGGGTTTGATGGATCTTACTATCTTGATTATAATAATTTAAATAACAAACCTGCTATACTAACACTAGATAGTTTGAGTGTTGGAGTTGAAAATAGTGCTAGTGGTAATGGTGCAATTAGTTACAATGATAGTACTGGAGAATTTAAATATACACCTCCAACTGCCGCAGGAATAGGAGCATTAACTGCTGAAACAAATGACTTAACATCAGCAGTTGTTTGGGCGAATGTACCAAATGCAAATATTACTGAGTCAAGTGTAACACAGCACCAAGCAGCATTAAGTATTACTGAAAGTCAAGTAAGCGATTTAGGAACATATCTAAGTAGTAGTTCGAGTATAGACGCACTTAGTGATGTAGATACAACAACAGCAGCGCCTAGTGCAGACGATGTTTTACAATGGAACGGATCTAATTGGGTGCCTTCTGCGTCAGCAGGTGGCGGCGATGCAAATCAAAATGCATTTAGTACAATTTCTGTTACAGGGCAAAGTGATGTAGAGGCTGACACAACAACTGATACGGTAACCTTTGCAGGCGCCAGTGGCATTACAATTACAACTAACGCTGCATCGGACATTGTAACATTTACTGGTCCAGGAACAATTATTACTGCGTTTAGCGGATTGTCAGATGCAATTACTGCTCAACTTACAATAGATAAATTATATCTTCCAGCAATTACTAGATTAGATGTAACTGCAAATGGTACATCTTCATACAGATTTGATCAATATGGATCTACTAACAACCCTACAATATATGGAATCAACGGAACAACTATTGCATTTAATCTTAGTGCTATGGATTCTAGTCATCCGTTCCTTATTCAAAATTCGTCAGGTGTTAACTACGATACTGGATTGATTCATGTAGCAACTAACGGAACATGTAGTGTTGGTTCTGCTGCACAAGGTAAGGAAAGCGGTACGTTATATTGGAAAATACCATCTGCTATTAGTGGTACTTATAGATATCAGTGTTCATTACATGGTGCAATGGTAGGAGCAATAATTATTAAGAACTTTGGTTCAATCTAAGTTTTTTGTATTTGATCCCAATCACGAAGTTTTCTCTCAATAACTTTTCTTACTTCAGCAATTCCGTCTTTGTGATCGTTTCCTAATCTAATACTTTTAGAATATATCATTTCAGAATGTTCTTTATCAAATGCTTTTACATGTGCAACTAATTTATTAAGAAAATTTTCTAATTGATTTTTAAGACTTTCATCTGTAATTTTTTCAATCTTGTTTTTGTAATTGTGATAATCATTTTGAAATGATTCAGATTCATATATTGACAGCATCTTCTAACTCCAGTACAGTTTCTATTTTTGTACGTATAAGACTATTATTTAATGTGCTTCTTAACCCAGTGTGTACATTCTTGGGTAGATAACTTAAATCAGCCCAACAAAATGTTGGTATTTCTTCAGTAATAAATTCTTCTTTTACAAGACAAATATATGTTCCGTACTCAAAACCTTTGTCTTTTGAAAGATACAATTCTATAGGTATTATTTTACCTCTAGAAAATTTTTGTTGTAAATCTTCACTATCTTCTATCACACTATTTTCAAGTGAAAATGTTGGCACAGTCCATTTTTCATTTTCTAAAATAAGAAGTATTCTGCGCGAATCTCTAGATAGATATAATAGTCCTACTCTCTTTTGCATAAAACTACTTATGCGCCCTCAGGATCTAGTCTCCAATAACCTGGTGCATATTCACCTTCGAAAGATTTAAGCCACTGTATACCATCCCACTTATACTGTATTCCTGTAGTAATATTACTGAGATATGTAAAATTTTCGACAGTAGTCGGATCAAATATTACTGCCCAACTTGAACCATTCCATTCAGCAACACTATTTGCTTTGATAGAAGTATTAGTTCCATCATTATTTTTCCAACCATCTGCATCATCTGCCACATCTTCTAAAATTAAAAGTCTATGTCCTGTTGGAATCGTGCCTAATCTTGCAAGTGGATTGTAAGTTGTAGGATCTACAATTGCATCAAATGTTCCTTTACCGTCAGGATATTGAGGACTTACAAGCAGTGTATTCTCTGTCCATCCTGGAGAGTCTTTATCAATTGTAACTAATAGGATATAGTTGTCAACTGGATTAATTGCAAATGTTCCTACAATTTCTTCTCCGTTAGGCTGTCTAAAATGTATGGTACTAGTGCCTTCTGTAAAACTGCCTAGTGCTGCTAGTACAGCATTCCAGTCAAGTTTTCTATCATCTGTAAATTCTTTTTTATCTAACCCTAAACTTTGTATAGCAGCATTCTGATCTACTATAGACAAGTCATAGTCATTAGGATTACCATTATTTGATTTGAATAACAATACAGGATATCTTGGATTTACATATACATCATTTGAAACTTGTTGATTGTAAACTAGACTTGATAAGTTTTGTATATCACCGTCTTCTGTGAATATGTTTGCTATCACACTTCGAACAACACCTAATTTTTTAACTTTAGCAGGTGGTGAAACATAGATTGGTATTTCAAAGTCTATTGAACAAATATCTATATCTGATTCAGTACCAGCAGGAATACTTCTAGAACTAAAATTCATACCTGTCATTCTTACAACACTTAAACTGGTCCAATCAATGTAATTGTCATTAGTTTGTATTTCAAAAGCAGGATTAAATAAAACCATTATTTGTTCTAGCAGTTGTAATTTTTGATCAGTGTTAGACGTCCATATATCTACTTTACATGTCATCATGTAAGGTGTAGGCATTAATCTTTCTACAGTTACATTTTTTCCTGGTGCACCGGTATATTGTCTATTTCCTGATTCGTCTACACTATAATCTCTTTCACGTATGTTTACTTTACTTACAAATGTCGGATCAGTTAATCTAGTTGTATCAATATCTAAACCGGTTATATATGCTGCCATTCTAGGTACTGTTGGCAATTTGTTTTCAGAATTTTCTCTGATAATGTTTGCTACTTGACGTGTTAGATCACCGTACATTACAGGAACAGATTGCTGATCACCGTTACCTGCTTCGTACTTGAAGCCGATAAAGATACGCATAAACTGTGTTACATATCTTCTAATCTGTCCGTCGTAGAAAAAATCCATTAGTTACTTGCCTTTTTAAAATTATGTGTGAATGCATTTTTATCACCTTTTGCAGCAGCAGCTCTTCGTTGCTGTAACTTAATTGCAAGAGGTTCGTCGTCAACATCTTTACGTACTTTTTTCTTAATTGTAGTTTTCTTCGGAGTTCTTGATGCAAACCCTAATATTTCATCTATACGCATTATTCATCCGCCTTTGGTTTTAGTGCTTGAGAAAGACTTTGTCTTTCCTTAACCGTTTGTCCATCAATAACTGTTTGATTAGTGTTATTAATGAATGAAGTTTTTTGTGTTTCTCGTTTTTCATCACCAGCAAAGTCTTTACCTACCGCTGTATCGCTTGGACCTAAATTTGTAATATTTGTTCTCACGTCATCCTCAATTTTGCTCCATCTGCCTTTAGCAAATCTAAACAGTCTAGTAGGTTTATAATCAGTTCTAAGATGGAACTGTCCTTCTGATGGACCTAAAGGAAACGCTATACCTTGTGTGAACGGTGCTCCGTTAGGTGGAATACCATCACCTAGTAAATAACCTTTGTATCCATTTGCTTCTGCTGACTGGAACACAGTATCAGCAGTTACAGTATCAATGTCTGCATCATCTAGTGTAGTATCAGCAGTTACAAGTTCTGTTTTTCCTGTCTCGTCTTGCTGTAGTGTATATAATTTTGTAGTATCATATCCACTTTGCGGAGTATCTGCATTTGCTTGATCTTCAACAGCCTTAGTAATTTGCATTTCCTTCTCATATGTAGACATAATATCTTTGAGTGTATCTGCAAGTTTATAATATGTTGTATCAGGAGGAGCAATACCTGTAACTTCTTGGGTTACGGTATACTGTTGACCATTAGGTGCTGTAACTGTATCTCCGGGATAGTATGTTGAATCTGGATTCCAAGTTCCTTTAAAGTTTTCTGAATCTGCAATTTGATCCAATATACCTTTGAACTCTTGTGAGTCTACTAGTGGTTTACATTTTGCTCTGTATAAATGAGGATACCATGTTACAGAAAATCCTTCTGCTGCTCTGTTTACATCTTCTACAACATAAAATCTTTTCAGTGCATAATTTAAATCATTAAGAGCATACTCATCTTTTAAGTGAGGTAATTCTATTACATCACCAGGAATAATTTTTCTACCAAGTTTCTCAACAGTATCTGTAATATGGAATGTAATGAATACTGTATCGTTCTGTAAAAACAATCCAAATTGGCTTAAATTAAAATCAATGTCCTGTACATTGTATACTCCACGCATAACAAAAACATCGGAATCATATTTTCTATCTCTATTTTCAAGAAATAGCATATCCTGTATGTTAGTAGGACTTAGAGTGTCGTATTTAGGCTCACTCGGAGTTGCTTCTTTGCTTGATGCTTCAGTACCTAAATACTTGTGCATAAGCACATCGGTACCACCTACTTGGAACATCTCCCAGGCAGTTTTATCAATAAACTTGTAATCGTTGCCCTTCTCGGGACGGTATAAACTCAGTCTTGGCATAGTATATGTATTTACCTAATCCGCCACAAGGCATAAATACTTACATGAGCCAAATAGATAAAGCAAAACAAGAAGTATTCGACTATGTAAGACTGATGCTAGGTGACGGCATGATTGACGTTGAACTAGATCCAGAGCATTACGAGACAGGATTAAAAAGAGCATTAGGCGTATTTAGGCAGCGTTCGGACAATTCTGTAGAGGAAAGTTATATAACTCTAAGCCTAGAAGAAAATCAAAACGAATACATATTACCTAAAGAAATACAGCAGGTAAGACAAATTTATCGTAGAAGTGTAGGATCACGTACAGGTAGCGGAACAGGCGGTACAGTGTTTGAACCATTCAATCTAGCGTACACAAATACATATTTGCTAAGTTCAACTAACATGGGTGGACTAGCAACGTACGAACTATTTGCACAATATCAAGAACTTGTTGGAAAAATGTTTGGATCATTTATCAACTTTACTTGGAATCCACAAAGTAAGAAACTAATTATTATGCAACGTCCTAGAGGAACAGAAGAAGTATTATTATGGGCATACAACGATAAGCCAGATTTTGTAATACTTGAAGATGTGTATTCAGGACAATGGATTAGAGATTACACACTAGCA